GAAGAAGGTAAAGAAACAGAATTTTCTTTATAATTTCATTATTTTTTAATTTTTTTAAATAATTTTTAAAATATTTAATAAATATAATTAAATAGAATAGAATATTAATGGAGAAAAAATATATGAAAGACAATGTATTTAAAACATTATTAGAAAAGATAACTCCAAGTGTTATAACAGAAGAACAAGCTGCTGAAATGCAAAAGGCTTATGATGATTATGTAGATCAAGTTAAGTTAGATGCTCAACAAGAAGGTGAAGCAGCTGGTTTTGAAAAGGGCTATGAAGAGGGCAAAAAAATTGCTCGTGCTGAAGCACAAGCTGAATTTGATAAATTGCTTGATCAGGTTGATACTGAATCTGCTGAAATGCTCACTGAAATAGTTCGTATGTTGGATGAAAATGCAACAGAAAAACTTCAAGAAGTTTATGACATGTTGAAGAAAAAAGAAGAAGAGTTGGTTGCTGAAAAGGAAAAGGCTCTTGTTGATCAAGATGAAGATTATGCTAATAAAATGGATGAAATTGTTGAGGCGATAGATGCAAAGCATACACAAATGTTATTAGAAGCAAAAGAAAAAATGGAAATTTCTCATGCTGCTATGTTAAAAGAGTGTGTTCAAAAATTAAAATCCAAACATGCTAAAGAAATGAAAACAATTAGTGAAAAAGTTGAAAATTATTTAGCTTATGCATTACAACAACATATTCCAGATGCTCATATTATTCAAGAAGAGAAATTTAATGTTGCTAAAAAGACATTAGAAAAAATTAGTGATTTGTTAGCTTTTAATAAAATTATTCAAGAATCTGCTGATGGATCACAAATATTTAATCAATATAATGAAGAAATTAATGCTCAGAAAGAACAAATTAATAAATTGATTTCTGAAAATATTAGTTTAAAATCTGAAAATGATATTAAAGAAGCACAACTCGTGCTTGAACAAAAACTTCACAATTTAACTCCTGCAACTCAAGAATTTGTTCGTAAACAAGTTGAAGGAATTACAGACAAAAACGTTATTTGTGAAAAAGTTGAAGATGCTGTCAAAGCATATCGTAAACAACAGGCTGAAAGACGCCAAGAATTGATGAATGGGATTAAAACTAATAAACCTTCAACGATCGTTAAAGAGGATACATTAGTTAAACCCGCTGAAGTCAAAGGTAGAGTCGAAGTTATTTCTGAATCTACCAAATCTTCAAAGTCAGTTGTGGAAGCCAAACCCCAAAGAAATTCCAAAACAGTTGATGCTATGGATTTCTATGTAAAATGTTTAACAAAACACAATAAACAATAATAAGGAAAAAAATATATGAATTCTTTACAAAACATTCAAGATCGCGAAGTTATTTATAACAAGTGGTCACCCTTGATCGAAGCTGGTGGTGATTTACGTGACGATACAATGAAACTTTCTACTGCTATCGTCTTGGAAAACGCTCAACGCTTAGTCGATTATAACGCCAAGAAAGGCGGTCGTAGTTTATTAACAGAAGCTGCTGATATTACAGCTGGTCCTGGTGGAGTCTTTGGTGCTCAAACTAACGGTGGTATGATGGGAGCTGATGCTCAAACTGACGCTCGTGTTCCTAACATCGTTATTCCTATGATTCGTCGTATTTATCCTCAGTTGATTGCTCACAAATTAGTTGGTGTTCAGCCAATGCAGGCTCCAATTGGTATGTGTTTTGCTTTCCGTGCTAAATATGGTCGTAATGTTCGTAACGGTAATGATCTTTTAACTGCTTCTCAAAATCCAAGTGGTGCTGCTGTTGAAATTGGTTTCAACGATGTTGATGCTTCTCATACTGGCGTGAAAGTTGATCGTGCCTCTGTTGAAGATCCAGACAATATGTTGAATTATTTCTTAGGCACATCTGGAGTTGGCGAATATGGTCAACAAAACTTCAATCGCTTTGGTGAAGGTGCTGACCTCGGCGGCACTACGGACAGTGAAAACTGGGCTGTTGGAAGCACAATGGCTGGAGCTGGTTTTGAAATCTTAAAGACGACTGTTACAGCTAAGTCCCGTAAGTTAGGTACTCAGATTTCTCGTGAAACTGAGGAAGATATGAAGGCAATGCAAGGTTTGAATGCTACTCAAGAAATTAGTGACATTCTTTCTTATGAAATTGCTCAAGAAATCGACCGTCAGTTATTGGGTGAAATTGTTAAGGCTGCTATTGCAACCAAATCCGTTTGCGAATGGGATCCTGCTGAGGCTGATGCTCGTCATCAAGTTGAACGTGTTAATTCTCTGTATGTGACCATTTTAAATAAGTCCAGTGAGATCGCTGTTCGTTCTCGTCGTGGTGCTGCTAACTTCTGCGTTGCTTCTCCAACAGCAACTGCTCTGTTAGAAGCTCAAATTTATAATCCACTTTCTGTTGGTGCTAAAGGTGCTTTCGGTAAGGAAATTAATAATGGTATGGGTATCACTGAAGTTGGTGCTTTACGTGATGGTACAATTACACTCTATCGCGATACCTTAGCTGGTGGCGATTATGTGTTATTAGGCTTTAAAGGCTCTAACGTCTATGATGCTGGTGTGTTCTATCTGCCTTACATACCTCTTGAACTGATCAACGCTGTTGATCCAATGACATTCAACCCAACAATTGGTACACGTACTCGTTATGGTGTCACAACCAACTTGTTTGGTGCTGGTTACTTCTATCAATTCATTGGATTGAAGAATATCAGTACAGAATTCACTGGTGCTGACGGTGTGACTCGTAAGTTCATCCAGAAGTAATTCTGAAAAGATTACTTTTAATCTAAATAAAAACTCTAGTAATTTCGGTTATTGGAGTTTTTTAAAAAAAAAAAA